AATGCTGACTTGTCCATATATATTGCCCCATAGTTCGGAATAATCCCATATCGCAAACCCAAGCCAAACATTAAGTATTAACCCTGCAATTAATTCTATAATCAGCGTTATAACTGTGCCTATAAGTGCCTGAACACGCACATGAAGCTTGTAAAATCGTGGTATCTGATTTATTGCACCCACTGCTACACAACACAGGCCGCCTACAGCAAGCATAGATATATGCGCTCGTTCGCCGCCTTTAAACACAAAGCGGTACAACGCTTCCAATACAAAATATTGTTCACCCAGCAAAAACCACAATAGTAACAATTTGCCAAACCGCTCAAACTTTGTCATAGCTACATACCCAAGAGCTGCGATAGATTAAGTGCTAATTCAGGCGGCAATTCTGCACCATATTTTATTGCGGACAGCATATCATAATCATTAATACCTTTTATGTATTGCCTTAAATGATTGCAATAGGTCTGATGATAAAATACATATTCTGTAGCGGCCTGTGCGATTTTAGCAAAGTCATTAGCCGACCAAAACTTACAAAGCTCACCGTCTGCATGGTAAGGCACACCAACTGCCGGGTTAATTGCAGAGGGTTCGCCTTTTAACGCTGACTGTAGCTGCGAAAACATTGTTGATATATTTATCTGGTCTACTTCTGTAAGTCCGAATTTCTTAATACCCTCGGAGGTTTCAACCGTTACACCGTCATATATAGCCTTTTGTGCAGCAGAATTTACAACCTGTAATGTAGCATCACGAAGCTGTTCAAGGTCTTCCGGGGTGATAACCCTTTTGCCTGTCTCTTTCCAATCCACACCATCCCAACGTGGAGCAATCATTCCTGTAGGCGGTGGTGCATCTAGCAGGGTTTCGCCGTCTTTTAGGGTATAGTAGTGTATTTTGTCGTTGCTATCTGACAAAACATAAGTCACATAGTATTTTTGCTTATCAATAACGCAGTAATATTTAAAATTCATGTTTTTCATCCTTTCTTGGAATGTTTAGGGGTCTAAATTTTGTGGAATCAATCTTTTTTCTTATTTTGTCATAGCTCTGTCATAGGTCATCTAATTCTTTAATAGTTGCTTTGTAATCAAGAAAAATGAATACCCAAGAAAGTAAAAGTATAATGACGTTTCCACATATGGGTAGCCACATTGTTTCTAATCCAAGAAAACGGAATAGAAACATGCAAAATAGAGCGATAACTGAAAGGATAAATATAGATATAAGAAGCCATATTTTTTTCAAATTCTCTTTCAAATTTGTTTCCTCCTGTATATGAATTTTTGGGGTTCTCTGATATAATAGGTTGCTATTTGCCATGAATTTATACACATAAGGACAATAAGGCGACAAAAGCCGACCTACAAGGCAAAGTGAGCATAGACGACACTGGTTGGCTAGAACCCACTTATGCAGCAGGAATAAGCGGTAATATTCGTATGAGACGAAAAGAGGGGGTTACAACAATATGGGGTACTGTGTTTGCCCCCAACTTGACTAATGGTGGTGTTATGTTTACTTTACCCGCTGGTTTTTATGCTCCAACAACATATTTTAGGTTTCCAGCACAAATGCAGTTTGGTGGTATATGTCAATTGGTAGTTAGTGGCCTACAATATTCCATATATAGAAACCATGAGGCAGGGCAACATATTTATATTAATTTATCATTTTTGTCCAGCTGATAAATTGACTATATCTCTATTACATACCAACCCGAAAAATTTATAGCAGTATTTGTCTGTATTACATTTGTGGTAATATTATTGCTTACACTACCAACAGATGATGTATCAAACAAAATTCTTGGAGTTCCAGATACATTGAGAAATCTACTTCCTACTTGCGAAACCCCACTTGGCATAAAATATGATAAATTGTGAACAACTACGCTCCCCATGGCGATTCCATCGGCTATTATAGACCCCGGGAGACCTATTATGGTCGCATATCCCGTTCCGGCGGTAGAAACTCCGCTTATTCGCAAGAAACCTGCAAAATAAACAATATTGCCCATTTGCAAACAATACCCATGTTGATCTTGATATGTATACATACCCGGTGTTGTATATCCTGCAATTGTAGGTGTCCACGAGTGAACATTGTTTATACTCGCCTTATTGTCCAATTGCGTACCTATATCGGCGAATTGGGCGGCGTTTGCCGCCTGTGCCGCATCCAAAAGCGCATTGTCTGCGTTATGGTCGTCAAAATGCGGGTAATCTCCGGGCACCCATTGATTCAAACTCAAAACAGGAGTTTTATTTGTGCTTGGCATTTTCGTCCCCTTCCGCTGCAATTGCTAGAATCTCTCTTAGCTCTATGCGTGTTATTTTTCCAAGATTCGCATATCTTTCCAACTGCTCAATCGTGCAACCGTTGCGTTTATATAGTTCCAAAAGTCTCTCAAACATTGCCTGCCTCCAAAATAGTTAATTCTAACTCTGTTATTTGCTGTAACAAATATTGCATATCTACCTGTGTCATGCTTTTTTGTTCGGGTGGTGGATTTGCCCGAACATCACGAATCTGCACATATTCTTGTATCGCTTCATCGTTTGTCATTGTGTCGGGAATGCGAAAAGACGAACGTATCGCTGCCATAGTGCTTATTTCCCCAACAATTCCCGGCTCAATATCCTCGATAAACACGGTTGCCACTTTTACAAATTCAAAGCCTTTCTCTTGTGCAAGTTCCTTGGCATTGTTATATACTTTGCCGTCCATCAGCGTGATTGCCGTTTCTTTGTCCCAAATTCTTGGATTCATAAATGCCTCCTGTTTCAAATTAATATTCTATTATTGTATAGCGTTCTACTGTATCTAATAGTCGTCCATTCAAAGATCCTCCAGCTATAATTACATTGCCGCTGCCGTCTGCAGTAACATTACCCGTTGAGCCTTGAGGAAATGCAGAAGGAGCTTTGTAAATCCTTCCAAACTCGTTAGGTTTTAAAATAAACACATTTGTCGGGTCATTGCCCCCGCTTGTACCGAAGGTTACAACAATTACATTACCAAAACGATCGGTAGCGGCTTTCACGCCACCGTCCGGTAATCCGCTTGCAAGCGTTCTTGTTCCATCCAAAGCATGCCGTTCAAACGCACCTCTATTTCCCACTATGATGACATTACCATTTCCGTCTGTTGCGGCCGCTGAATTTGATGCACTTATACTTTCTAACATCGGCGGCATTATTGTTTTGACACCACTGGGTGAATAACGTTCTATTGTTCTAGTGCCTTCTCCTGTGGCACCTGCGATAAACCAAACATTACCATTGCCGTCTGTGGTGGCTGGCGAAGACTGTCTGCCATAGGTCAAAGAAGTTAGTGTGCTTTTCACCCCACTAGGTGCATACCTATCGGTTATATAGACATAACCATCACCTACCCCCCCGGCTATAATTACATTACCATTGCCGTCTGTAGCGGATGCCAATCCTTGACGCCAACCAGAACTTGCATTAATCGACAAATTTGCAAGTCTCGTTTTTGTGTAAGAACCGGCAGCATATCTATCAACAGCTGCACCCCCGTCTCCTCCGCAAAATAGTACCGCTCCATTGCCGTCTGTAGCAGCTGCGTTATCCTGCGTTTCATAAGACAACGATGCTAATGTTGTTCTGTTTCCGTTTGTATCGTATCTTTCAACTGAATCCAACCAATACCCTAAACCGTTAGAATATCGGTCACCCCACCCTCCACCGATAAGCACATTTCCCGCCCCGTCTGTTGCAGCAGCATAACTATATCGCGCAGTGGATAGACTTGTAAGTGTCTGGATTTCTATGTCATGCTCGGGTTTTACGCTTTTTCCGTTTTGTGGATTGTATCGGTTATACACACCGTCTACCGTATATGGAAATATACCGAAGTAATAAGTAAGCCGAGAATCTAAGCCGCCAAGCTCGAACTCATAATCTCGATAAAAATTGCGCAGGGTGTTGTTAAAAACAACTGTTCCATCATTTTCATTGTTTGGAAAGCGGTCAGTCCTATAGACAACTTTTGTACCTTCCCATACGGAAAGCGTCATGCCATCAAAAATAAAATCGTTTGGATCCTGGACACTTATATATACTTTAAGCACTCCCGGCATAATGAAAAAATTAGGAATATTTTTAGGCGGGAAAGAATGCTGTGACACAAATTCTTTTATCCAGCCGGTAGGGTGTAGTTTATTGCTGTTATCGCTTACTTCCGGTGAATTAGCAACAGGATTAGTAAAGTTAGGGTTTGCTTTTGGTGCATAAGAGTTAAGCGTAGTGTTAAAATCATCAATTCGTCTATTGATTGCTGCAATATCATTTTGCGTGGCTGTGTAGTTATATCTCCACACTTCATCTACCGTATTTAATTCACTGTGTAAGATATCGGTTTCATACCGTGCCAAAAAATCTTCTATCGGCTGAAAATACCCCCTGTGTGTAGGTGTACCGTAAGATGTAACTGCTCCCGGTTTCCAGTCGAGTTCATAAGTATTGTTGACTGTTCCGGATGTAGGATTTTTAAATGCGAATCTAAGCGGGTGTTTTGCAAAGAAATCTAAAAACTGCCTTAATATCCACTTTATACCCAAAATTACACCCCCGAATTAAAAGCTTGAAAAAGGCTTGATAAATATTGCCGCGTAAATGCAGTTGTGGCTAGTCGATTGCTATTATCAGATGTAGGCACAGTGTTAGAAGTTGGGTTAGTGAGTTCGGGAGCATTCAGCGGCGCTAAAGTTGACATTCTGTTTTCTAGCATTGTAATATTGTGTCCTATATCTTGAATCGCAATATTTTGACTGTTTCGAGCATTTATAATATCGCTTTCAAATGACTTGATTTCTAATCCCATCGCTTTTAAATCGTCAGCTATTAATGCTAAAAAATCTTCTATCGGTTGCAGGTATGCCTTGTCAGCAAGTGTGCCTTGCTGATGTAGCTCGTTTGGATTATCGTGCCAAGTTGGTACAATATCATAGGTCGCTATTTCTTGCCCGGTGTTAATATCTTTCAGCGTGTAGCGATATGGAAATTCAACTTCTTGGTCTATAATGTTTCTTGGTTCCCAGTTCATACTAACCTCCTATAAAACAATGCCGCCGTGCGATTTTCTGCGGCGATCTGCGCAACAGTACGATGCAAATCATTAAATTCCTGTACAGTCATATATCCAAGTTCTACCTCGCCAAAATGCGGCAAATATGATATTTGCCCTGTCTGAAATGTACCTGCAAAACGGTATGTATATTTTAACGATTCTTTGATTTCATTCAACAAAGCTGTAATTCTTTCAAGGTCGTTTATTTTTTCATAATGCGAATACGGAAGTTCAGGGACAATCATTGTGTATTCTGCGTGTTCTATTCTTATAGCGTGGCACAGTACATCCATGTCTTGTTTCATATAGTCAATTTCATGCCGAAACGGAACATCTCCAAGATTCCAGCGGGAACGGCTAAAATCATGATAATAAGTATCTGATGTCCTCATGCGTTCATTAATGGCTTGTGCTGTTTGACTTTCGTTGTTCCATTCATAAACTGTATACTCAGCAAAATTTCTTGATTTCAAAACGATGCTGTGTCCACGAATGTTTAAAATATCGGCGATATGGTGCATATTATTTACAAGCCTGTTGCGATCTGTGTAATTCCATGCACCTTTGTGCAAAACAGCATCGTTTCTGTTTTCTCTCGCAAAATCAATATCCGCTTGTGTTCGGTCAAATATCGGGGAAATAAACATCGCCTATCACCTTCATTCTCGCTCTGCCACCACGCAAATTAATATCTAGCTGTTCTATAGTCCCGCTTATTGGATAGCGTATTGTAGGCACTTGTATCAAGTAGCCGGGTTCGTTTTCTTCGAGCCGAACATCTCCGGCAAATTGTGTGCGCTGCGATAAATAATCATATAGTCTCTCTGCTGCTGCTTGTGCGTCCTTAGGAGACATTAAAGTGCAGTTATCATATATTTTTATATTTTCAACCTCGCCCGCAACAACCTCTTGCCGGGACTGAAACACGGGCATGTTTACATTATATATATTTCCTGACAATATCACCTCGCCATCACTTGAAACATTTATGACTGCATGATTTGCAGTAGATTCTATAATCGTTCCGCCTGAAATAGTGAGATTATATAAAGGTTCGCTGAATTTGATTATATGCCGGCCTGCCGCAAGAATGCTATTGTGTGCTTCAACGGTTTCTTCGCTTGGTATGTATTCGTATGCAACAACGTCTACACCACTGTAATATGTTGTCGGCGATATTTCAGGACTGCGGTAAACATGATGCGGTTCTAATTTGTGGTTAAGTATTGTATCAGGCGGATATATCCAGACATAATCCCTGCGGGAATCATCCGCAATAGCGCCTATGGCAAAACAAATATACTGTAAAGCCTCTCTGCATGTGCAAATAGGAATATATCCTGATATTAATTTTCCTGCAAACGCAGGGTCAATAACGTATCTTATTAATTGCGTGGGGAAACAAATAGTGAATAGCTGTGATATGACCGTTTCTATAGGTGTATCGCTATATACATTTCCCCAGAACTGATATTTGTCCATTATGCCGATTGCATCCACTGCCTGAAAATCTATAACAGTGCCGTCGCTATGTACATCTTTCCACGGGAATTGTAAAAAGAATGTACCGAATTCTTTTTCATCTGCGATTACAATCATCTGCTGATTTCGCATAAGCATTTCATCACCATAGCCGGAAACAACGGAAAATTCAGGATTGTGCGTTTTAATTCTAAAATTAAGGGTATTTATTGTAATTTCGTTTGATGTTGGGTCTATTTCTTCCAATATTGATGCGGTGTCTATTTCTTCTTCAAACGACCTACCCGTGCCGTAATTGATTCCGATAAGTTTTATATATCTATTGCGTATATTGGTTGACAGAAATTCAATTTTAATTCGTCTGAAGCTTACGATGCGTTCTATGATTTCTCCGTTTGTGCTGTCAAATTGGTATGTGCCACTGTGTATAATATTGTTGCTGCTATCATACCAAGTTACATTAACTTCGCTTGCCCAGTCATCGGAATGCGGATAGAACAAAAGATTCAACCCCGGTGTTTTATGATTAAATCCAAATCCGATGTCTAAAACAGGAGGGTTTTCAAAATTCCCGTTTTCGTCACTAAATTCACTAGACCAAAGTCCCCAAGTGTATTGTTCGGGAATATCTGGCATTTCTTCACCTGCACCGTCAAGAATACTTTGATTATGCTCACATGTAAGGACATTTTTAACTGTAAGACCATCTAATTTTAAATCATATAAATTTACCCATGACTTTACATCTGCGCTTGCGGGCATACTGTCAGGCTTGGCAGACGGGTCTATTTGACCTAATCCTATTTGTACCCTCATTCGTAGGCCTCTTCTGCTACAAATTTAATTTCCAATGCACCCCAATAGGTTTCATTTTCCGATTCAAAGCGCACGGCGCTTATTTCACCGACTGTTGCATACATATTTTGTGTGATTGCTCCGCTCGGTGTCATAAATGTTATTGATTTAAAATCAGTTCTGCCAAAGCTTTTTATTTCATTTATTAACCCTGTAAAGTCCGAAGTGTTTCGATTAGATGATAATCCCACAGTTGCATTTATGTTTATAATCGTTCCTTGCGGTTCTCGGAAAAGCGGCCACCTATCGGTTTGCATGCGACCTGTTGCGGGGCTGTCCAAGTTTTCAATGAACATTGAAAACTTTACAACAGGCAAATCAAAAGTTCTGCCGCCGATTTTAAATATTGTTATATCCGCCATGACAGCCTCCTTTAATTCTTTGACATCTTAACCCCTATTCGTTGTTCTTCATCCCGCATATATGGCACTGTGGCTCTCGCAAACCTTATGCCATCAAGTTCTAACACTACTTCTTGCGTATTGGAACCCATGCCCTGCATTTCTGCTAAAACCTCTCTGACGGCCTGCTTCATTGTGGAAAGCGGTGAGACAATTTCATGTTCTCTGTTGTTATCGCCAAGCTCCGCAAGAAACGGCCTGCCCGGCGGTACTACTGTACCAGTGGCAAGGCGTGGGATTCTTGCAAATTTAACAGGGTTGACGTTTGGAACATTAAAATTAACATTTATTCCGGCTTTTGATAGAAGGTCTTTTGCAGCATTAAGCATTTTCTGAATTGCGTTTAAAAATGTATTAATACCTGATATTAGGGTGTTTATCATATTTTCAAACCCGTTTACAATGCCGTTCCAGATATCAATGAAAAAGTTCCCTAATGATTTCATAGCATTTTTAAGCGGCTGCACAACGGTTCTGTTAAACCAATCTGAAACTTTACCCCATACGGTTTTTATAGAATCCCAAGTTTTAATTGCGACAGCTTTTACGGTGTCCCAGTTTTTTACAAGCAGAACGATAATAGCAATAACCGCAGCGATAGCAAGCACAACTAATGTTATAGGAGAAGTAAGCACCGCCATAGCCGCATTAAACAACCATGTGGCCGCTGTAGCCGCTACTGTAGCGACTTTATGAGCCACTAATGCGGCCGTATCTTTTACTTTTAATCCTGTAGTTAAGACCCATTTAAGTGCTTGGTCTGCTAAAGAAAGGATTACTTTTGCTGATGTTGCAATAAATTCAAGCATTTGCTTAACTTTCCAAGCTGCGAAAAAAGCTCCGATAGTTACCGTCATTCCCTGCACAAATTGTTCGTTTTTCTTTATCCAATCAGAGACATTTGTAAGCTGCTTGTTAGCGTTATCCATATTTTTAACAAAAGCGTCCCCTGCCCACTTCGCAAGAGGCTTTAACCATTTTTCCCATATCCACAAAGCAAGCGGTTTAAGCGCTTCGATTGTGGCAGTTAGCACATCAAATGTAGCCGCAAGATTTTCAAGTGTTTTAGGCACTCCGATTTCAAGCAACCATTTTAGCAATGGTTGCAATATGTTTGTGTATGCCCATCCAAGTGCATCACCGATTACACCTGCCAAGGTTCGAAACGATTCTCCGAGAGTAGCAATAGCCGAAAGCGCAGGCGATAAATTCAAAGCCTGCAACCATTTAACTGTTTCCCCTGTGATAAAATTAATGCCGCTTAAAATATCATTTAATAAACCTAATAAAACCCGCCAGATGCGTATGCCGTTTTCGTTGGATTCCCAACCCTCACGGATCCGCATAACAAATTCTTTTTGTATTAGGTTTATATTTGTCATTATTTCCAGTATGTTTGTAGCGATTTTAACGCCTGTGCCATCGTTCCATACTTCACGCCAAGCGGCGCCGATTGAATAAAGCAAATTTAGTGTTTCTGTAAATGCTTCAAACTGAGATTCTATAAGCTTTTTGCCTAAATCGCCGTTTCGCCAAGCTATTAAAAATGCGTCAGCGATATCGGCTATTGTGTGAAATAGCATTTGAAAGCCTTTAAGTATAGCTTCAACCGCTGCTTGACCGTGGCCGCCAGTCCAAACCTCAAACCACGTTTTTGCAATTTCTTTTATAAGCTCCCACAGGCTATTAAGTATGCGTTTAAACGCTTCTATTGTTGCCGGGCCCTCAACTGCCCACGCTTTTCTAAACACATCTAAAATCGCCTGTATAACGGCGAGGATTTTTTCGAATAATTCGTTGTATTTATCCAACCAAGATAAATCTTGCTCTGACCCAAAGTCAAGCTTTTCTTCATCTTCATTTAAATCGTTAGCAGTCATCTGATTTATGTTGTCAAACTTTGCAAGTTGCTTACTTGATTCTTTCGATTCGTTACCTACATTTTTTATAGCCGTTGCTTGTTCGTTCAAGGATTCAGCAGCATCTTTTGCCTGTCCATATGTTTTGCCAAAAGCCATTGCTACAAACTTTGCAATGGCCTGACTAGCTTTTTCTACCGTATGCATAAATGAGATTATTCGTGGTTGCACTGTCTCCCATATTGGAGCAAAAGCAGTTAACATATTTACGCGGATATTGTTCCAACTTTTTGCAAACTTTTCATTTGCCATAAGCAAATTGCCGAAATATTTCACCATTTCTGCCAAAGCTCTTCGTAGTACATTAAAAATAAATGCCGCTACTACTAGAGCTTTTATTCTTTTTAACAACGCCGCAAATCCGGAAGACGCTTTTTTTGCGAGTTTACCGCTTTTTCGCGTTTCTTTTCCTAGTTTTTTCACGCGTTTAGCTGCGATGTTGGAGGAAATCCCTAGATTTCGAACTGTGTTAATTGCGTTATTATCGGTATTTGGCGATTCTTCGAGGGCATTTTGCAATGATTGCCCAAGTTGTTCGGCTTTACTACGTGCAGATTCAAGATTGTTTTCAGCCAAGGCGATTTTTTCGCTTAAAACTTGCGCTTCCGCACTATTTTCAGGAGCTAACTTGATTTCGTTGATTTTTTGCCCAAGTTCCGTAGCTTTGTCTCTTGTGTTTTCGAGCGAAGTAGCAGCAATGTAAGAATCTTCATCTAATGTTTCAAGTGCTCTTTTGAATGTGTATATATCTTCTGTATTCCCGAGACCTTTGGCGAATTCGAGATTCAGGGTTACTTCTTTAATTTTTGTAATTATGGCATCATAAGCGACTTGTTGTTTTTCAACATCTTTGTTTATTCGTTTCAACTGCGCTTCCATTGCGGTAAGAGATGCTACTTGCTTGTCACCGCCTGTAATAGCTTTTAATTTTCGGCGCATATCTTCAAGTGCAATTCCCTGTTTTTTAATGGATGCGGTCTGCCTTTCAAATTGTGATGTCAGTTTTTCAACATCTTTATCAAGGGATTTTAGGCCTTGCACTGCGCCAGTTTTATCAAGAGATGTGTATAGTTTAACCGTGCCATCATGTCCCGCCAAAATCGCACCCCCTATCCGTTAATTAAATCAAGTAAATCCTCTGCGGCCTGATGTTCAATTCGCAGTTCGTATAAATCCGGATTTTCCGACCATTGTTTTTTTTCTTCTTTGCTTAACTTGTTTTCTTTTTTAGCTCTGCGCATGTGGATAATGTGGGAAAAAGTACATTCCCCCATATCAAGCAAAGCGCCTAAAAATAACCACCAATGCAAATAATCGCAAGAACGGGAAGAATAACCGAGAGTTTTATCAATGCCTGATAAAATATAGACTTTATCTTGGTTCCAAGAATAAAGGCGACCAAGGTCTTTACCCTTGCCGCCCCTGCTTTCTTCTATTCCGCCATCAATAAAATACGCCGCTTGATGGGTAGCTTCGCTCTCGCTCCCAACAGGCGGCGGGTCTATATACAGCATTTTAAGCATTATGCTTTGTTTTTCGTATATCGTCAGTTCTTCGTCTTCAAACATCAACATAATGTTTAGAATTTTTCTGAAATCTGTTTCAACACGATATTCTTTTTCATTCACAATCAATGTTGTTGGTAAATCAAACATGTTATTTCACATACTTTGCGCTTTTTTCTTTAACATATTTATCAAGATGAGGCTGTATTCCATTTCTCATAAACTGCAAAAACACGCTTCCTGTTGCGTCTATTTCCAGTGGGGAATCGCCAAGAACAATTGTACCCGAGCCTTTACCGAATAGTCCATCAAGCAAATTCTTGAAATACTCAAAAGCTTCATTATCCAGCTTAGAAATCGCCGTTAATTTAGCTGTAGCTTCTTCGCTTCCGAATTCACCGTCAGGCATTGCATCTAACTCAGCAGCTTTTTCAGTCCATTTCTGTTGTATTTCAATCGCCTCTTGATAAGCTGAAACAAATGCTTCACGCAGCGCAACATTATTAGGATTAAAAGAAATTGTGCCTACCGGCACATCGTCACGTTCAATCGGGATATTAACAAGTCCTGTACTTATTTTAAACGCCATATACATTCTCCTCTATTAAGTTTCGGGTACAAATGTAACATCTGATGCAGGCAACATTTTGTCGACTGTACCAAGCGTTTTGTTCCCCGAAAAATGAATATTGAAAGGGAAATCAAGAGTACCGCTACCACCTAGACTTGTAGGGTCAATTGTACAACCTATTTCAAGTTTTGCGGTATACGCACCCTCTGCACCGTCAAATCCGTAAGCTGTCAAAACCTCAAATTCTTTAAGCGCCGGAAGGTCTGCATCGAGTTCAATTATCTTAAACAGTTTTTGCGCCAGTTTGCTTTCTTTTCGGATTGTGAAAGGCTCAAAAGACTGCTGCGGCTCTATACTGTTTACGGTGGTATGAGTAACCCCCAGAATATCGGTAACCGTCTCAATGTCGGCGTTGTATTCTTTAGATGAATCCTCGACCTTTACACCGACAGCCTCCCACTCTTTAGACGATGTTGTACCTACATTGACATAAGTTATCATCAATTTACGCGCTATTTCGCCTGTGCCTGTTATAAATGCCATTTTATTTCCTCCATTCTATATATTCTACACGGCATAAAAGCATATACTTGCCCATGCCGCTGTCATAAGTTTGTGCCAAATCGCCCATATTGCTTAGGTTTTTAACGCTTGTGACTTCGAATTTCGCTCCAAAATCCGGCAAAACTCTATCGTAATTCTGTTCTATCAGCCATTCAATCCACAAATCAATGAAATCCATGTTTTGAATATTAACATCATCCGTTGCTTTGGAATATGGCCGGGTAAGTATAATCGCAAAATCATATTGACCTATTTTATTACCCATAATATCAAACTGCGTTATTTCTTGTACAATAGGAGATATAGCTTCTTTTTCTCTGTCATCGTCAATATAATCAAAATAAAGCCATTTGTTAGATATGGGTGGAAATCTACCTATATAATCTATCATTGCTTGATGTTTACTCATGGCATTCTCCCACGAATGAAATTTTGTGTTGCTCTTGTGTATTTGTCTATGATTTGCGGATAAGCAACCTTATCCCAAAGCGATGTTGCAAGCGGATGATAAGTTCTTTGATGTATTAAATCTCTGTTTGTCGGAACTTTAGTTCCCTTGCGTGACAACCAGCCGTTGGAAGTTAAAAATCCCGCCGCATTTATTGCAGGGTCAATATAAACTTTTCCAGTGTATTGGTAATGTGCGTAAGGTTGTGTATAATGAATAACCCCTACATTGTTTTTAACATAGGTATTTACCTCGCTGGATAATGGCCCTCCATCCTTAGGCACATAGGGATTGTAAAGCCTTTTAAGCTCCTGTGCCATAAACAGCAAAGTTGAGTTATTAATTCCTGCATTCTTTACCGCTGTATCGGGCGATTTGTTCCAAACAAGTTTAACACTCAAATTATCCATTCTACACCCCCAATACTCTGTAATGTTTGTTTTTCATAAACGGCTTATCCCAAATATGCACGGCTTTTATTTCAATGCCGCCATATTTAGATTTAATGGCAGACACAGTAAATTCGCCCGTACCTGTGATTTGCACGTCATGCTCACCGAGTAAAATTAAATCGCCCACATTAAGTGTAAAACCCGGTTCATCCTTAACCCATTCGCTAGGGGATTTATATTCTTGCCGTTGTAAGATGCGCACACTGATATTAGATGATATTGATGCCGCATTATTATCTGTTGCGGTTTTGACTGTTTCTTTTACCCAGTAGCAACCGTCAAGCACAGTGCGATACCATTCATCCTGCCCTCTGTCGCCTTTAGCTTTGTTGTAAAGCGTAATGGTATCAGGAAAGAAGCTTTTTTTCATTTCATCACCCAACTTGTAAGTTCCTGCGGCAAATACTTAAGCACAGCAAGCGTGATTTTTTCATCACTGCCAACAGGATTAGCATAGCTTTCGCTGTACCTGTCAGTGGAAACGCTTGTAACTTCACCCTCGTTTTCGCTTGTAAATAAAATATCGACAACCACACTTGCCGTAAGCTGTATATCGTCTGTAACCTCGGTTATGCGATTAGATGTACGATAATCTATTTCTTTTTTCGCAAGCATAGCGAAGCGCTTAAACTGTGCTTCCGGGACTAAGGAAAAGCCAAATTCGGAATATTTTTCATAAGTGATATATTCCACACTTTACGCCTCCTGATATTTTTTAAGCGTTCTTTCTAAAGATGCCACTTGCTTACCGAGTGCAGCGATTTCGGCATTCTTGCTTAGCAGTTGTTCTTCAAGTGCAGCGATTTCGGCATATTTTGCTTCAACTTCGCCAATGGTAAACTCTTGTGCTGCATTTTTGTTGATTAAAATAACCGCCCTGTGAGGTGTCGCGTTAAACACCTCACCTGCGATCACATTGCGCCCTAGTTCACGGTCTTTATAATCTTTAGTAGCTTTTACCAGCATATTTGCACCTCCTAAATTGTGCCGTCTCCTTTAGTGATAAGCTTCGCAATTGCAATAGCCTTAGGGTCAAAAATGACTTTCCAGTTTGCACCATCAGCCAAATGCGCATCTGTTGGACTTTCTTCAAAAGACGAAGGAACCACGAAACTAAATCCATTAGGATGTACAGTTTTTCGAATTCTTGTAATCAACATGTCTACACCACCGTTTTTAATAGGGTCGCGATCAACTTCGGACGGTACATCAAGTCTTGCGTTAGCTGTGCGAATTGCACCATTGCCAAACAAATAAGTAGTGTACTCTTCGTTCGTATCGTTGTATGGCACACTGTCATCAATGATAACAACAAGACCGTTCCAACTTGCTATGTTACTTGGGCGTTGTATGCCGCTTGCAAGTGTCTGCTTCCAGAACTCCAACACCTGTAGATTTTCAAGTGTTTCTGCAACATGCGAGTGCATTATCGCCATGCCAAAGTTTTGTTTGTGGTCGCCCAGTGATTTTGTCATCAGACGGTTAGCATCAGTAATACCGACAGTATCACCTGTTCGCAAGACATGCGTTTCCTTAAATTCTGTTGCAAATGTGCCGGAATCGGTTGTTGCAAAAATACCGTCTACAATTTTTATAAGGCGGTTCTGTTCTTTGTTGCTCCAATATTTGGAAACTGTTCCTGCAATATGCCCCATAGGGTCAGCGCCGGAAAGCTCTGCCTGAAAGTTTCTTGCCGAAAAACCTTTAGAACGGCCGTAGACAATACCGCTCTGGCTTGTGGCTGTTGTCTCGGTGATTGGCACATCAACCATACCGTTATAGTTAGCTTCATCGCCTTCTAGGATATTGTAAAACGGGATAGTGTAAAGGTTGCCATCATTTTGTATGCGGCTTGCTATAGCGGCATCGTTTACCAGCGCACCACTATCTAGCATCGCTGTAAGTCGTGTATCCGGGGTTTCTGTCCATGCCTGCATAAAAAGTTCACTATCAAATGGATAGCCTAAAAATGTAGCTGTTTCTCTTGCCATGATTTATTTTCATCCTTTCATAATTGCGGAATATAAATCAGGATTATTTGATTTAAATTCGTATTTTTCTGTATAAGTCATTTTTTGCAAAGCTTCTTTCGTTATTGGTTTCCCGAAATCACCCGGTGGTGGCAAATCAAGCTTTTTGTGCGGGTTTTCATCCGGGAACATATAAGCGTTTTCTGATTTTGTGGTTTCGTGTGCAGCCTTAAAGTCTGCATCACGGTTGTTGCTGTATTTGAGAGCATCCCAGTCAAACAACGCTCCATAAGCTTTAGTGTTTTTAGCACCTGTGGATGAAAGCTGTTCGTTTTTCCAACTTTCAAAGGTCAGATTTTCAAGCTCTTTTGCATGCGCTGCGTCTTTAGCTGCAATATCAGATTCGTACTGTGCTATTTTGGCTTGTATGCCGTCAACATCGACCTCTTTGAAGCTCTGTATTTCAGCATTAGCAGTTTCCAACAATCCGTTTATTCGCGTTATTTCAGCGTTTGCGGTTTCGATTTTAGCGTCCATTTCGCCTGCATGCTTAAACTGTTTAAAAAAATCCTGTGCAAATTTCTCGTGTTTTTCTTCTGGAATAATTACACCTAAGCCTGCTAAAAACTCTATTGCTTTTTTTGCTGATTCGTTCATATTAAATCCTCCTAAAATGTTGTTAAAGCGGACTTTCGCCGCTATGGATTTGTTCTTATAAACCTCAGAACTAGGTAAATGGGTATAAAAAACACCCTGCAAAAGCAAGATGTTGATTTTCATTTTTACGCTGCTCTCCTTTTATCAAAACTATAAGTCCAAGTCCTAGCATGGTGTACTTGTAAACCCATAGTGCGGCTAAACGCACTATAAGTGCTTTGCAATGATGACAGCCTTTGTTTTGCTTTTAAAACTTCGTCTGCATCATTGACGACACCAAAATTTGTTATCCTGTCTTTTTGTATGCGTATATCAGATTCAAACCGTCTTTGTCGCTGTTCCTGCTCATAACGGTTGTATTCTTTGCCTCGCCATTTTTTCTTTTCGTTTTCTTCCCGGTTGAGCCTTGCTAATCCCCCGCGGTCAATAGCGGGTTCACTCAATCCAAGAATAATAGGAAAAGCTCTGTGCCTGCAATTATAATCATTTAATCGTTCGGCAATTTTGGACAAATATTCTGCCATAGTGAATTGCAACCCGCCGAAGTCGTGTGTAGGTCTAAATCCGCTGTGCCAGCTTATTTCCATACCATCAGCGCCAAACTCTTTGCCTGCCTGAAAGTTTATTTGTTCTCTGATTTGTGCCATGCCTGTAAACAATGCTCTGTCGGCGGCTACATGTGCCCTGTTTCGCCACCCGCTTTCATATTCTACCCATTGCATGCCGTTATCGGAAATTTCTCTGACCGACTTTCTGATTGCGCTGTTGTAATCTGTGACACCCGACATAACAGAAGTTATAGAGTAATCCAGTGTTTGGCGATAAACAGACTGCATTGTCATTGGTTTTCCAAAACGGTCAACAAATCCAAGTGAGCCGGTTATATTTTCAAACTGACTTGCCGTTTGTGAGGCTATGGCACTTACAAATTGCTTCATAACCTCATTTTCTTCAAACGGAATCCAATGTGTGCCTGATTTGCGGTAATTAATTTCATTTCGCCCATAATAAGCTTTAGCATCTGTGCGATATAAGCGGTATATTTCTTTTTCTGATTTGCCTAAAGCATCTGCGATTTTTTTGTTTATGCGTTCCAGGTTATACCCGGCACGTTGCAGTTGTTCAAGGCGGTGCAAATCCGATGCAGTGAAATTGCCTATATCTCGCAAATGTGTGAGTATGATTTGTGCTGTATCGTGTTCTAACTGTCCAAATATGGTTTGAAGATTTGGAGGCAGCATCATTTTCCCCCTACTGTTCTATTGGTGCAGACACCCAACTATCAGTCAGCATCTCTGCGGCCTGCTCTTCGGACAACTCCGGGTCTTTTGCCAATAAATACAACTCTGGTTTTACAATCGCCCCTGCTTCGTTCAAAGTCACAATTTTTGCTGTATTTTCTTTTGCGATTGCCGGACTTTCGTTCATGCTCCATGCTCGTGCTTCGGAAACATCATTTGCGCCGATAGCCACGCCGTCTTTAAGCTGTGTCCACCGTTCTGTGCTGGATTCTTTCATGCTGTCATCCCAGTTATAAGATATTTCGTAATCACTGCTCGGTGTAATTAAATTCACATCAGCAATCACATTCATTGCATATATTAAATCGCCTATAGCATTTTCGACAGATTTTCTAACTGCATCTATTGTGTCAAATGTGTCGCCTTGTCTTTGCCGTATTTCTGTAGCAGTGACATTTCCGCCCTCGATTTCTGTCATAATTCCTTGTGATACACCTGATGCTTTTTCATACAGTGACAAATAAGCATCAAGTCCGGCTGTTAAAGATTCATTTCTTATGTTCGGGGAAAACTCCTGCCAGAATAATTCATCCTTTTTCCCGCCTGCGGTTAGCATTTTAAACATTTTGTCATTACTTTCGGGAACTTTCCCGTTACCATCAAGCAACCGCTGGTCAATACCTATCCAACTTTCTTTTTTTACAAACTCCGATTCCAAGCGGGCAACCTGATCTTGTATAATCTTCGCAAGCTCTTCATTTCCAAAGTCAAGAGGGACACCGTAATATCCGATACTATCTTTTTTGTTATCTGCCGGGCAACGCATAAAGCCAAATAGCATGCGGTCAACGCCTGTTATTTGCTGTTCTTCTTCCATACCTGCCCATTGCGGTACGGTTTCAATAGGTACAACTTTTTCGCCATCAAATACAATCTGCTTTATGCTGTATATATTTGCATCAAAATTAATGCTATGTAGCTCTATGCGATAAAACTCTTCATCCTCTATGACAGCTATATCAGCTGCTATATATCCTGATAATGGCCGCTTACCTATAAACTCAATCGGCACAAATCTTGTTTGTGGTAATATGCTGACATATATTTCATCATTGTACGATGTTGTAACAGGCTTTAAAATAACGCCGCCTGTGCCGCACATTCTTGTGACGGCAATAACAACATCATCCATAAACCGTTGTAGCTGTTCGTCTAAATATTTCGCTCGAGGATTTTCACCGATAACATTAATTTCACTTTGGCTCATGGTTTTTCTGGCGACTTTTCTGGCGAGAACTGCAATTGCTGAAAACAAACTATTTGTCATGTATCTTTGTGCTTGCGCGTCGGATTCAGTGACATCTTGCTTTATAAACCTGTTTATTGTCCTTGAAAGAAATATCAATATTTTTTGCAGCAATTTATCACCCCTTTACAAATAATCTATATACCAAGACCATGAATATTCAAAGCTATCTAAGCTGTCTATGTCGCTGGTTCCATCGTCTAACCGTTCATCGCCTAGTTTCTTTTCATCCCATACTGCATTACACAAAGCATCTACAAGGGTTTTGCAATCATCCGTATACAAGAAACGCTCTTGACCTACAAGCTGCTGTATTTTACGTATTCTATCAATCACAGGGCATTTGTAGCTATTATATACAGGTATGCCGGTATGATCCCGCAATCCATTTAGTAATACCTGCTCTGCATTGTCGGGATATACTGCAATCGCATTTCCATATTTCGCTTTAACTTTATCCTCAAATTTGCGATAAAGTTTATATATATCTTCCGGCTTAGTGTCTTTGGCTTCGTGTTTTTCGCTACATAAAGCGATTAATTCCCCATAACCGGGTGTTATTCCTATAGCAGTAAAAGAATGCCCTGATTTGTTGCCGCCCCAGTCTACGCCAATAATGATTTTGTCTAAAATCGGAACTTTATCTATTTTGTACTTTTGGGGATTTTCTGCAAATCCTTTGTATATGACACCCTCGGCGCGTACCCAAAGACCTAAAACGTATCTATCATAGAAAACACCGGAAAAGTCACGTTCTGCTTTTGCAATAGCTTTTTCGGAAAGACCGGGGTTGTCTGTCATAAGAAAATGCAAACGCTTTACATTGTGCTGTTCAGCGTTTTTTATCCATTCGTTATAAAACCAATGTGTCGGTCTTTCCGGGTTGCAATTAAACCATAGTTTTGCATTATCTACCGACAACGTTCTTGTTATCGCTTGTTCGACAAAAGAGCGCGGCATCAGCGCAACCTCATCCAAAAGAACGCCCGACAAGGTAAGTCCTTGGATAAGCATGTAACTCGATTCATCCTTGCCACCGAAAATATAAAAGTAATTAATCTTTTTGCCTTGTCTAACAGTCAAAACTTTCATGCTTCGTGTATATGTAACTAAATATTTGTCTGTAACGCTTTTTGTTGCCATAAGTGGTTGAATTATATTTCTCTCAGCAGATTGCACCGTTTTACCGCACACTCCAAATATACCGCCGTCAAACTGTTCCATGGCCCACCAAATAAACGCATATATCATCATCATGGTTTTGCCTGAACGCACAGCGCCGTCACATATAAGCGCATCGTAGCTCTCATGAGGAAATTTGAATATTTCCGTTTGCTTTGGTGATAGTTTTTTAAATACCATTCTTACCTACCGCCTCCGCAACTGCATTCCACAAATTATCATCTTCTCGCTGGTCTGCTTTTCTCGCTTCAATTGGATTATTCCGCCATTTATTACCGCGCCTATTCCTTAGCCAAAAAATTTGTGCTGTAATATTGCCGCTAATCGCGCTTTTGAACAAAGCGTTTTCTACCGCATAATCTGCAACCTCTTTGCCCTTTTTTAAGGCCTCACAAATATCACTATACTTGTTCTTCCATTCGTAGAGCGTTTTTGCTGTAATTCCTATATTCTTCGCTATGTCTTTATCGGTCAGTCCATCGCAAGCCCACCCCTGCAACAGCACAAGTCCATAGTCGGTAAGCCAATACTCATATTTTCCTTTTGCCATTGGTTATCTCCTATCCATTATCGCCGTCTTGGACGATAAACGCGCTCTCTTGACCTAGTGTTGCGTATAGCGTCATATTCATCTGCCGCCGTCAGCTCTTGCTTTGGCGTAAACAGCCTTGTAAATTCCTCTTGCGTGTGTACTCTTACTGTACTTCCTGATTGCTCCGCTCGCTGCGCTAATTGGCTTAATGACAAGCTTGCGTTCACTTGGCTTAGTGTTCTCTCGTTGAACAATCTTCCATTGCTTAATTGTCTAAACGCCATAGTTCTACCGCTTGAATCTTCAATGCTTATATATCTTGCATTGGCAAAGCGGTCAGCCCCGCTTGAACCGTCTCCCACACTATCGCCTCCTGTATGGTGGTATAATCTCAAAATCAAAATATCTTCTTAATTCCGCTTCATCCGTGCTGCTGCATTTTAGATATATTTTATGCGGTTCCAAAACCTCTACCGCCCGGATAAAACCGTCAATGCGCTCCTCTTTCATTTGGCGCGACACAAAAGAACGAGCTATACTTGTGCCTTTGGATATGCCGTATAATGCCCATGGCTGCGGGTCTAGTAAATCCCATGTAATGCTTGACACAACATTAACACCGTTATCCTGCCAATACTTAGCCAGCCATTGGCGGCGATAGTGATTCCAAAGCTGTTGAGCTTTCGCCATATCGGTATATACAGAAAAATCAGGCGAAATAACCGCCCGACACTGTTTGAATATATTAAGCCACTTATCGGGTTTGTTCCAAATGATGTTGAATTTATAATCGTCAACGTAAAAATGAATGCCGATGTTAGAAAAGTCTTTTATTCCCGCGATATTGCAAAACTCTACCCATACAATGCCTGTTAAATCGCCAACAAAGGGTTTTGTTTCGGGTATTCCCCAATTGTTATAATTTGCGCAATCCATTAAGAACATGTTATCTAGTGCCGCTCCACGTCTTTCAAGGCGAGCTGCAAGCCTTTCGACATCGTTGGTACTTGGCTTTGCTATAATCTTTTCAGCGGACTTAATGCCAAACTCTAAGTTAAGCCCTAAGCCGCCGCTGATGCCTAATCCCATATTAATGCCAAACCCTGAACCGCTAAAGCCTAAATCACTCATAAGATGCACCTTTGAGCATAGTAAAAACCCTGCCGGATTGGCAAGGCTTGGTATAATGTCGCTGCGTGGGACACACTGTTAGGAGGTGTGCAGCGACCTATTTATTTAAATATCCATGTTAGTATTATAGCACCTATTTTTTGCCCGCGCGCACAGACTTATAGTCTGTGCAAATTTTTTGCTGTATAAAACAATGCTCGACTTCTCCATGTACTCCATGTATTTCTATGTGCAATTGCAGGAAACGGAGAGCCATATGTGATATTGTTGAACACCCCTAAGCGATATTCTTGTGGCAATTGTTGCAAAGCGTTATTAACAGCATCAATAATCCGTATCATTTCGCCATATTTCAATGCTTTGTTTGCGGTAGGATCTCCCGGAGCACTTTTAATACCTGAATATCCGCCACTAGATGCAAGTAAAATTTCCTCTGCTTCGCTTTTGGTGCGTTCATAATCTCTAAAAATATAAATCATTTGTCTATATAACGCATTAGGCATCCAATAGTTGTTGTTCTTAGTGTGTTGATAATTTCTTGGCATCTTGCAAAATCCCCCAATCAGTAGTATGATTAATTTGCTAGAATACTACATCTCGGGGCGCACTTTTGGGAGTGCGTTCTTTTTTTTATTTCTTCTTTACAATTGCATATATCACAATTGCTATAATCTCTGCTAAAACTGTGATTATTACACCCAACACAAACGGCGGTATGTATAGGGTCATGCTCTCGCCCCCAACAAATCCGATATTTTAGTAGGCTCTGTGTCTGCCCATTGGATGGAAGGGAAAAGGGAAGTAGCTTTCTCAATCTGTACAAGGCGTTCGTCTGTGCAAAGCCACCTAGGGGCGTTAATACTTTTTTCAGGAGCACATGCATATGTCCACATA